AGTCCTAAATCCTATATTTTACAAGGGTTTGAGCGAACTGGCGCCAACTGGCCGCGCTCAGCCCAGACTAGAAACGACCACGCACAGTGACGGGCTATCGTTCGCTGCAGACATTGGGGATTTTTCAGAGAAGGTTTTAGGCGTGGCTTTACAGCCTTGGCAGCTTCAAGTACTTGCCGGGCAAACAGAATTAGACCCAGCCGGCAACTTTGTTAACCGTGTTTCGCTGGTATCTGTTGCGCGACAGAACGGCAAGACCACAGCCATGGCCGCACTTATTGGCTGGTGGTTATGTACCCAAGGCGGGAACCGCGGTAAACCCCAAACGGTCATAACTTGCAGCCACCAACTTGACTTATCCACAGCACTGTTTAAGTATTTAGCCCCCATTCTTGGTGCCAAATTCAACGCCAAAATTTCGTGGTCGTATGGACGTATGAACCTTGAGATGCCAGACGGCAGCACTTGGCTGGTGCGCGCGGCGACCCCTCAAGCCGGCCACGGTTACAGCGCAGACCTTATTTGTGTTGACGAAGTGTGGTCAGTTTCCGAGGCGGCCATTGACGAAGGACTTTTGCCGTCTCAGCGCGCTCGACGTAACCCGCTTATGTCTATGTGGTCTACAGCTGGTACGCCAGAGTCAAAAGCCATGTTGCGTTGGCGCGAGCAAGGCATAAGAGCCATAGACAACAAAGAACACGGCCCGTTGTATTTTGCCGAGTACAGCCCCCCCAGCAACATTGACCCAATGAGTCCCGAGGCTTGGGAATATGCCAACCCTGCACTTGGCTACACGCTTGACATGTCAGTTATTAAAGCTGAAGCCAAGGCGCCTAACCGCAACGCTTTTCTACGTGGGTCGGTAAATACGTGGACTAGCTCACACTCAGGGTGGTTAGAAAACGGCCTGTGGGAAGCCTGCCTATACACCGGCGAGGTACCAGCTGGCGGCGTGCTCGCTATCGAGCAGTCAATAGATGAAGCCCGGTATGTAGGCGTGCGCGCTGTACGGGTAGACAACAAAACCGTGATAACTACAGCATTTGACGTAGACAACATGGCCGAAATGTGGGCATGTGTTGACCGTGAGGTAGAACGCGCGCCGCAGCTGCGCATTGCCATAACCCCAGTACTAGAAACACACTGCCCGCCTAAGCATGAACGCCGGCGCACTATTGTCGGTTACCGCGAGTTGCTGAAATGGACGCTGGCTGTCCGGTCACTAATTATAGAAAACCGCATAGGGCAGACCGGCGAGAAACTACTTGCCGAGCATGTTGAGCGCGCTGTAATGATTAAACACCAAGGCAGTGTTGCGCTCAGCAGTACGCGTAGCCCGGGCCCTATTGAGTTGGCGCGCTGCATGGTGTGGGCTGCAGCTCTTGAGTCGCGCCCTAGTTCTGCGGGCAAGCCTTTACTTGTAATCTCTGGGTAGTACACTCGCTGGTGGACAGCCTCGCATTTCGTCGGGATTTGCGAGGTTATCCACAACTCGCGCACAAAAGAATGGCACAATATCCACATGGCATTATTTGGCAAGGTCACTAAAGCAGCGATTAGCGCGCCAGTGGGTAAAGCCGCTGCGGCTGGCACCGGATATAACAACCTTTATAGCGCGTCCAGCAGTAATGGCGGCGCGGCCATGGTGGGCGTTTACTACAACTACACCGAAGGCGAAGCCCGCAACGCAGCCATGAGCGTCCCAACTATTAGCCGCGCTAGAGACCTTATTGCCTCGGTTATCGGCTGTATGCCATTGCGTATGTATACCGAAATGTGGAACGGCAGCGAAATGAAAAAAATGCCGTTAGCGCCACGCACTTGGTTACGCCGTATCGACCCGTCAGTACCGAACAATTTTATTTTGTCGTGGACATTTGACGACCTTTTCTTTTACGGCCGCGCATTTTGGTACATTACTTCGCGCACTGCCGACGGATACCCAGCTTCTTTTACTCGGTTACCTGCCAGCATGGTGCAAACTTTAGACCAAGCTGGGCCTGTCTATTTTGCACCGTCTAAGCAAATAATCTTTAGCGGCGGCGAACTAAACCCAGATGACGTAATCCAATTCTTGTCACCAATCCAAGGCATTACTTCTATGTCTCAACAAAGTGTGGCCACAGCGCTAAAACTAGAAGCAGCGCGCTACCGCAACGCCTCGAGCGCTATTCCTGCCGGCGTACTTAAACAAACTGGTGGCGAGCCTTTATCGGCTTCAGAGTTAGCAGACCTTGCAGCTGCGTTTAATGCTGCGCGCGCAACTAACCAAACTGCTGCGCTAAACGAGTATTTGTCATACACAGAGACCGCTACAACCCCAGACAAAATGCTTCTTATTGACTCTGCCGAGTTTCAAGCCATGGAAATGGCGCGACTTTGTAACGTCCCCCCATACCTTGTTGGCGTATCGGTTGGCTCGTACTCTTATCAGTCGAGCACTGAAAGCCGGGCAGACTTGTGGACATTTGGGGCACGCGCATACGCAGACTGTCTGGCGGCCACTATGTCACAAAACAACGTTTTACCAAACGGAACTTATGTAGAATTTGACGTAGAAGGCTATCTAATGGGCGATTACAGCGAAAACAACGACATGGCACAGCCATACACAGAGGAAGTAAACTCATGATGAGATTAAACGCGCAGGCCGTAAGCATTGACGCGGCAGCTGGGGAAACTGGCCGTCGAGAAATAAGCGGTATCGCTGTACCTTACGGCGTCCCAGCCGTAGTGGCTGACGGCACGTCAGTTATTTTTAAGGCTGGCAGCCTGCCAGTAGACGGCAAAAACCCTCGCCTTTACATGAACCACGACTCAACCAACGCCATTGGCATTGTCACTGACCGCGTAGACACACCAGAGGGCATGTTGTTTACAGCCAAGATAAGCAAAACGCAGGCTGGCGACGAGGCCTTAATTTTGGCTATGGACGGCGTGCTTGACTCGGTAAGCGTTGGCGTTAACCCAACCAAGTTCACCACAGCTAAAGACGGCACAATAACTGTTACGGCTGCAGAATGGTTAGAACTCTCAATGGTGCCAGTACCGGCATTTGCTGGCGCAGTGATTACAGACATTGCCGCAAGTATCCACCAAGAACCCAAAAAAGATGATATAGACTTATCCACAGACGAACCTTTAGAAGAGGAAGTAACCGAAATGTCAGAACCAGTAGCACCAGCAGTCGAAGCAACAATTCCGACCGCGCCAATTTTCGCACAAGCAAAACGCACGTTTGTTATGCCAACCGCAGCCGAATACTTGGCAGCAATGCACGCTGGCGGCGACACATTCCAAAACGTTAACGCTGCATACAAAGAGGCTGTCCGTTCACAGCAGACAGCATTGCAAGCCGCAGCTGGTGACGTACTTACCACTGACACGCCGGGCCTTTTGCCAGTGCCAGTACTTGGGCCAGTCTTTCAAGACCTCAACTTTGTGCGACCAGTTGTCACCGCTTTTGGTGCACGCTCAATGCCAAACACACCAAGCAAAACTTTTATCAGACCAACCATTACCACGCACACCAGCGCAGCAACACAAACAGAAAACACTGCAGTAAGCGCAACCACCATGGTTATTGCTTCCAACACAGTTACCAAAACAACTGTTGCTGGACAAGTAACGCTCACCATGCAAGATATGGACTTTACAGACCCGGCTTCAATGAACATTATTTTGAACGACCTTTCTGGCGAGTATCTCATTAAAACTGACGACATTGCGGCTGATGCTTTAGTAGCTGGCAAAACTGCTTCAGGCTCGACATGGACTGTTAATACAACCGACCCATCATCTTTGATTGAGTCTTTGTATGACGCAGCACGCGAAATTACTGAGGACAGCAACTACTTCCCAACACACTTGTGTGTATCGCCAGACGTTTGGCAAAAACTTGGTCAGCAACTTGACGCAAGCAAGCGACCAGTTTTGGGCTACACCACAAACGGCGTATTAGGACAGAACAGCCTTGGTCGCGTAGGCGGTCTTGCTTATAACGCAATGGACGTAATGGGCTTAACACTTGTTGTTGATAACAACTTTGCAAACGGCACCATGCTTGTGGTTTACGCACCGGGCTTTGAGATTTACGAAGCACAGCAAGGCGTACTCAGCATTGCAAACCCATCTACCTTGTCTCGCACATTCAGTTACTACGGTTACTTCTCAACCTTTGTGGCTAAGTCGAGTTTCATTCAGGGTATCGTAGTCGCCTAACAAGAAAGGCGGCTACGGCCATGGCTGCATTTACTACAGCTACAAAACAACTGTTAAGCAACTACGCGTGCATTAGCACGCTAGAACCCACAGAAATTGCTATAGGCCAAAACGTCACTGTCTCTGGTTTAGCCGCGCCGTTTGCTGGCACGTTTAAGGTATTGGACTTGCCGCAATACAAGTTTACGGGCATAGACAACACCACTGGCGAGTTTCTGTTTGACGAAAACGACCCGGTACCTAACCAGTTGCTTTACGCATGCACCGGCAGCAATGTCGAGTTTGTTGTAACTTTTGCGGGCACTGTTACGTATACCCAAACTTGCACTTGGGTAACGGCCGCCAATATCGAGGACTGGTTGGGTATCGGAACCGCTAGCGCTTTAGACACAAGCTTCTTAACCCAGTGCGCTTCAGCTTGTAACGCGTTTGCGTATCGCCGCAGGCAAGAGGCTGGTTACCACGACTCGCTAACAACTAGCCCTAGTGGTGACGTAACGCTCGGCACCATAATGCTCGGCGGCGCCTATTACAGAAACCGTGGCAGCATTGACCAATTTTCTAGCTTTTCAGATGGCGGCGCAGTATCGGTTACAGGCCTCTCTGGCATTATTAAACAACTGCTTGGCATAGACAGACCGCAAGTGGCCTAGCGCATGCCTGCCGCCTTTACAGACCTGTTTAACGAGGCCCTAGACGACCTCACGGCGACCCTTACCGCTGTATCTGGTCTACAAGTAGTTAACGACCCACGTAACCTTGTACCGCCATGCGCTTTTATAGACGCGCCAACATTCGAGGCGTTTAACTACAACGTCGTAAAGATGACCTTTCCGGTGCGCGTCATCACGCTGGGGCCTAACAACCTTGACGCGCAACGGTCACTACTAAACCTCGCCAGCAAGGTCTTGGCGGCTAGCGTAGGACTTACGGACGGCCGG